TCAATGTAGTCCCATTAAAATACTTGTGTTCTGTTCAGGTCAAATTTAAAGATAAAAAAGTATGGAACATAGATATAGGTAAAAACCTGAGGGATGATAATTGGCAGATAATTCAATCTAATATACAAGAAATGATATTGAATTATAAAGAGCATATAGAAAGCGTTGATTTTAAATTAGACACAGATCAAATTAAACGAGACATTAGTCGAGAAACCACAAAATTCCTTAAAAAAAACAAACTCTAATGAATGTACAACTAGTATCCCATAGCCAACCTACTAAAGAATTTTTAGATCAAGGCATCGAAGACGCACAAGATTTAGTGGCTTTTTGTGCTAGAGTTAGTAATCCTAGCAATCAACTTAACACAGAAACTAGTGAAAAATTAATCAAATATTTGATTAAACATCAACACTGGAGTCCTCTTGAAATGGTATCAGCTTGTATGGAAATTACTACTACAAGAGATATTGCTCGTCAAATTCTACGTCATAGATCCTTTAGTTTTCAGGAGTTTAGTCAACGCTATGCAGACCCAACTAAAGATCTTAATTTTGTCACTAGGGAAGCTAGGTTACAAGACACTACAAATAGGCAAAATAGTGTAGAAGTTAACGATCACTTATTACAAAATGATTGGTATCGTGCTCAACAACGAGTTATCTATGCTGCTCGTCGCGAATATGAATGGGCTATTGCTAACGGTATTGCCAAAGAACAGGCCCGTGCAGTATTGCCAGAAGGACTAATTGAAAGCCGTTTATATATGAATGGAACTCTACGTAGTTGGATTCACTTTATTGAATTACGTAGTGCTAACGGCACTCAAAAAGAACATCAAGAAGTAGCCTTGGCTTGTGCCGAAGCTATCAGTAAAATTTTCCCATTAACTTCAGAGCTTATATCCAATTAACATAAATCTTGAAAACTCTTTATCAGGATATGTAAACTTCTTTTCTGATCTATAAAGATTAGTTAAAGGATACCGCTCTGCTAACTGATCTAAACTGAAACAATAGTCATGATCATCGTCGTCATCATGAATTTGATCAGTGCTTTGAATCACCACTAATTGCGTAGTGATTTTATCAAACCATTGTCGATCAATAATATGTTCAGCTGATGTATTGATAATTACATCAAATTCAGAAAAATCAACTTGATTGGCGTCTTGGGTATGAGCTTTAAATTGCCAACCATTACATACCCAAGCATTGTTGATTCGATCTGCTATGGATTCAACTTTTGGATCAATATCAAAAGATCTAATATGTTTGATATCCACAGCACGTCTACTTAATAATAAAAAAGCCAATACACCATACCAGCCGCCTAGTATGGCTATACGACTATTACTAGGCATAATAGATTCCAGTCTTTCACATAACCAAAGTTTACTTTCAACTTGTCCGTGACTAAAAGCTGTAAAATCAATCATTATTAAACCTTTGTTTTAACCATTCAAAATCATTAATTAACTTTAATTTATCAATATTTTCAAAATTAACCAAAGCATATGCTTTGCCAGCCAATGCTCCTTTTATGGCATAGGTGCCATAGGGTCTATCATGACCTACACTGCACCATATGCTTAATCTTTTAAGGCTTTCATCGTTGTCGTTTTTATTAATTACGTTGATAGTTAATTTAACTGCTTCTCTAAAAGCACTACGCCATGTACTGAATTCATCTACGTTGAAATTTGTGATATTAGACACCTGTTCTATTACTTTAATTTTATTATTAATACTCAAAGTCATATCTAAACTTGATGTATCAACGTCTAAAGTTAATCTTCTAGGCAATAATTTAACAGCCCCATATCCATATATAAGATCATTGATTGGATTACGACTATGAAAAATATGTACACATTCCAAATCATATTCAGGAACAACATAATCAAATTTAAACTCCTCTAATACTTTGGCATCGCCATCAACAACCCAAAACATTTTGGTAAATGAACTTTTTGCTGCTACTACATGAGCATTATGAATTCCTTTAATATTGCTAATCCTTTTAGCCAATATAAATCTAGAGCGTAATATCTCCCAGTTTTCATCAGCATTAAGCTCGTTATTTGATATAAAAATTATGTCGTACATTGATAAAAACTCTTAAATCTACTCCAATATTTGCCTGAACTAATTTCATCATTGCTCCAATGTATATGAGCAATCTTGTCTAACCATTTTTCTCTATCAGGTGTTGGGGGATTTTCTATTAAATTAATGTCATCAAACCCCATATCACAGGCCCAACTATTTAATGGATCATCCAAATATACAGGAACTCCCTGTAATATACTGGCACAATTAGGGGTAGAATTATAACCTACTGAACACCAAGCATTACTTAGATCAGAACGTATGTTTTCATTGTTAGAAATATGTACTTCTTTTTTCCCATAAACTTCATAAATTTTTTTTCTATTTTCTTCATTATATGTTTTATCCCCTGGATGCAATCTAACAATGATACCTCTATCAGATACCTTTTTTATTTTTTTTATTATTCCAATAATCCAATCAATACCATTTTTGTTTAGCATATTCCAAGAAAAAGTTCGTTGTCCCAATATTAATATATGACTGCCGTTGTCCCTCCAAGGAGCCATTTCCAGTTTATGATAAGACATTATCTCATCTGTTTTATCCATATTACGTTCGTCGCCTAAAAAATATTCACCATCAGTTGGATATACACTATTCACGCTATATCTATGATAAAAATGCGTAGATCTACTATATGAAAAAATATTACTATCTACAAAAATAATTTTTGATTTTTGCAATTTAAGTAGATCAATAATTCTTTTTCTATAGGTATTTTCTAAAGTATACCCTAAGACAAATCCAGCATCTAACTGAGGTATGATTTGATTTTTAAATCTAAAGTCTATAGTTTCATCTCCGCAACTATGCACGCCTTGACGAAAACAATCCATTAAATTTTCTTTATGTAAGGCTTTATGAATATTAGAGATGGATGAATAAAAAATACCTACTTTCACTCTTTTAAACTTTTTAATAAACCTTCTTTATCTTTTATCATTTCTGATATTAGATCTTGACTAGTGCCTTTCCAAATACTTCTTAATTCTTTGGGAATTTTACTTCCATAGTGTACAGTGCCCATTTTATAAGTATGTAAGCCTCCACCATGGTCTGTATTTTTAATTTTAAAACTTGGATATTTGACAAACATACTTTCAAGGGCTTCACCGTCATATGCTCTAAAAAGAGAAAATATTTTTTTAGATTCCCATATATCCTCATATTCATAAATTAATTGAGTTAATTTTGGATGTTTCATATTAACCACAATATGGCCGGCATCCAATTTTTTTAATTGAGATTCGCCAGTGGCCCAGATATAATTATCAGCTAATATTCCTTTTAAAATATTATCAAATTCCAAAATATCAAAGTCTAATATTTCAACGTCTGTGTCCAATAACACTACCCAATCATAGTTTTTTAAAGCTGTCAATGCCCATACTTGACTTTGCATTTTACGCCAAAAATTTACAGGTTTAGTTCTATTACAAAATTCTGTGAATTTATTTTTTTGGTTATAGATATCATTCCATTTAACTATTTCAATACTTGGTATATCTATTACATTGTTATCACAAACGACATATTTGTCACCTGGCAATTTCGTCCAACTTGGTAAACAATATTTTGCTATATGCTCATAATATTTTGCATCTGCTAATCCACTCCATGCTATATTCATTCTATGTTCCTCTGCTGACAATATTCTGTTAGAATCCTTTCCTTATGCCATTCATCTGCCATTGGTGTATTTGCAAACTCATGAAAAGAAGGAGCTCCTAAGGTGTAATGTAATAATTTAGCATCAGGATTAGCACCGTATTCATCTGGAAGCCAATTCCATTCTTTAGGCAGTTCACCTATTCGACTGTTATCTAGCCAAGTAAATCTATGTAATTCTGCACCAGTTGCTTTCATTATATACTCTGGGGTTAATATTCTATTTGGAAAACTATTACAATTCCAAAGTATCACACTGGACCAATTTTTACGAGGATAATCCTCATTTTTGGCACCCA